AAGGTTTACCAGGTGAAGGCGATGATGCCGAGGCAAGCAGAAGATTATTACAGGATTACATAAAAACTTTAATTGGAGCACAAGATACTGCTGCTAACTTACAAGGTGAAATGGTTAGATTAACTGTTTCAGGAGTTAGTTCAGCTCTTCAAAGCATTACCGATTCATTAAATGGTTTTGATATAAACAAGACTGTAAACGATGCACTTGCTAATGCAATAGGATTAGGCACATCACTAGCACTAGGAACTACGGATGTTGCAAATCTGCAAAGAATGGCTGATCAAAGAGTTAGATTGCTTACAGAACTTGCAGATACTTTAGAAGGCGATCAGGCAATAGCAGTGCAATCAGTAGCTGATGCAATTCAAAGTGCTGCGGCGGCTTATGCAAATGACCCAACACCTGAAAATCAAACAGCACTTGCAGATGCTATGGCTGCATCAGCAAGAACTATAGAAGCAAATCGAGATGTTTTCGTTAATGGACAAAACGTAACCATTGGTGGATTTGATGTAACAACTTTTGCTAATATTTTAGACGATATTGTACGCAGACTTAACTTAGACGATGATGATGCTAATGTAGGTACAATGGGATTATACGGAAGTTTATTTAAAAACTTTGGTCGAGAACGTAAGATTAATGTACACGGAGTTGAAGCTATAACCACACCAAGGCAAATGGCAAGTTTAATGGAAAACGCTGCTTTAGGTGCACTATCTGCTTCTGCGCAAGTTATGGATCAAACAAATGCCAGGAATACTACCGGCATGCTTTCAGGTATGTTAAATACATTAAGGACAACATCTGAAAGTATGAGCCAAGGAAATAACCCTGCTACTGAATTAACAAGTGCTATGACAAATTTACCTAATCAATTAAGAATACCTTTAGAAGAAGCTATGAATAATACACTTGTTCCTAAATTAGAACAATTAATAGGTGTAAATGCAGAACAGCTTGGCACTAGCGGCGATATAAAACGAGGTTTAAATAATTTGCAAGGCGATATGTTGAGGAGCGTATAAGTGAGTTGGAAAAAATATTTTACACCAGTGCCAACTGGAAATACTATTGATGGAGCGTACAGCCCAATAAACGGAGCAGGTTCGTCTGCTAAACCAGGACCAGCACGTTCTAACTATTCATCATATCTACCTGACGTTTATGTTGGTTCTCCTAACCGTGTTGAGCGTTATGGTCAATACAACACAATGGACCAAGATTCAGAAGTAAACGCTGCTCTTGATATCCTTGCTGAATTTTGCACACAAATTAATGATGAAAACAAAACTAATTTTAAATTTAATTTTTTTAAAGATGCAACTAATTCTGAAATTACAATTCTAGGACAATATCTAAAGCAATGGTGTAAAACACAAAAATTTGAAACACGTATGTTCCGTATTTTCCGTAATGTATTTAAATACGGTGATGCAATTTTTATTAGAGATCCAGAAACTAAAAAATGGTTCCATGTAGATCCTGCAAACTTAACAAGAATTATTGTAAACGAATCTGAAGGAAAGGTTCCTGAACAATACATTATTAAAGATGTAAATCTAAACTTTAAAGATATGGTTGTAACAACACCTTATCAAACAAGTGGAAACATACAAGGCGGCGGCAATCCACAAACAGGTTATTTCACTGGTAGTGGTCGCGGTATGGTAGGAAATGCACAACAACAAGCCGGAAGTAGATTTAATATTGAAGAAGGCGAAGTTGCGATTGATGCAAAACACGTTGTACATTTAAGTTTATCAGAAGGCTTAGACCAAAACTATCCATTTGGCAATAGTCTACTAGAAAGTATTTTCAAAGTATATAAACAAAAAGAATTGCTAGAAGATGCGATTATTATATATCGTGTACAAAGAGCACCAGAAAGAAGAGTATTCTACGTTGATGTGGGCAACATGCCTTCACACCTTGCGATGCAGTTTGTGGAGCGTGTTAAAACGGAAATACATCAAAGACGTATCCCATCCGCGACAGGTGGCGGCCAGAATGTCATAGACAGCAGTTATAATCCACTGTCAATTAACGAAGATTACTTCTTCCCACAAACAGCAGAAGGCCGCGGCTCAAAAGTGGAAACATTACCAGGTGGTACTAACCTAGGAGAAATTGATGATCTTAGATACTTTACTAATAAGCTCGTACGCGGCTTACGAATACCTTCCAGCTATTTGCCTACGGGTGCTGATGACGGAGCAACTTCATTCCAGGATGGAAGAGTTGGAACTGCTTACATACAAGAGTTAAGATTTAATAACTATTGTGAACGTTTACAAGGTTTAATTACAGAAGCATTTAATCAAGATTTTAAACGCTATCTATTAGAAAAAGGTGTAAATGTTGATACTGCAATGTTTGACTTAGAATTCCAAGAACCACAAAACTTTGCAGCATATAGACAATCAGAATTAGATAATGCAAGAATACCTAGCTTTACACAAATACAACAAATACCATTTATGAGTAATCGCTTTGCGTTAAAACGATTCTTAGGTATGAGCGCAGAAGAAATTGCAGAAAATGAACGTATGTGGAGAGAAGAAAATGACGAAAATCTAGGATCACCACAAACTGACAGTGCAGGCGAAATGCGAACAGCAGGAATTAGTTCTGCAGGAATTGGTGCTGATCTAGGCGCGGGTGAAGATATCGATACAAGTCAAGAGCCTGCTCCACAAGATGGTGGAGCAACTACTCCACCTGATACTGCAACAGGACAAGATATTGGCGGTGGTGCAACTGCGCCAGCAGGCGAACAGACAATTTAAAGACTAAATACTTACATGATACTAAGAGAACTTTTTTATTACGATAAAGAAACGCTTGAGCCCACTGAAGATGACTCATATGATCCTCAGTACGACGACTCAATCGTAAAAAGTTCAGACACAAGAAAAACAAGACTAACACTCCGTCAGATCAATCGCGCAAGAAAATCTGCTGAAGTACATACAAAAGAACAAGCTAATGAATTAGAATTTGTTCGTCAAATGTACGGATTAGCAGCAAACGCAACTGACGGTGGTCTTTAATGTCAAAATTAGATAAAACTCAATATACAAAAGAAGAAGCAAAACAAAAGATGGCAGAACGCCGTCGACAAAAAGAACTTGAGCAACATCAAAATTTAAAAGAAGCTATTGTACCTAGACGAGTTAGTAATAGAAAGATAGCATTTGTTTTAGGAAACGGTACTAGTAGAAAAGATATTGACCTAGATAAATTAAAATCATTAGGAAAAGTATATGCATGTAATGCTGTTTACAGAACATTTCGTCCAGACTATCTTGTAGCAGTAGATGTAAAAATGATTCTTGAAATTAGTAAAACTGGATTTCAAAATCACAATGAAGTTTGGACTAATCCAAACAGATCTTATCAAAATTTAAAAAACTTTAATTACTTTAGTCCTAGTAAGGGATGGTCGAGTGGTCCTACTGCATTATGGTTAGCTACTCAACACAATTATGATACAATTTATATACTAGGGTTTGATTACAAAGGATTAGACGACGGAAAAAAATTAAACAACTTGTATGCCGATACAAGAAACTATAAAAAGTCAACTGACGGCGCAACTTTTTTTGGAAATTGGATGCGTCAAACAATGTCGGTAATTAAAGAAAACCCTCAAATACAGTTTAATAGAGTAATACAACCAGATAACTATCAACCCGAAGAACTAAATAAGTTTAGCAATTTTAAGAACGAATTGATAGTAGATTTCCAAAAAACATTGGAGATTTTCTAATATTTTTTAAAAATGGCTCGTTTTGAGCCTATTATCCACGTATATTTTCCCTATATGTTAAATACAACTGACAGCCTTACCATAGGTAAAACATTTATAGGAGAAAAAAATGGCAGATCTTAACAAATTTGAAGAAATGCTCGAGCGCCTAGTTAACGAAGACAAAGCAGGTGCTGAAGAGCTCTTCCACGAGATTGTGGTAGAAAAATCACGCGAAATTTATGAAAACATTCTTGAGTCGGATCTAGATGACGAAGAAGTAGATGAAGCTACTGATGAAGAAGTTGATGAGTCAGACGACGAAGAAGTAGATGAAGCTACTGATGAAGAAGTTGATGAGTCAGATGATGACGAAGAAGTTGACGAAGGTTTTAACTTAGACGAATTCGAAGTTGAAGCAGATCCAATGGCAGACATGGGCGGCGATCCAGCTGATGACATGATGGCAATGGTTGGCGCAGACGACGAAGGCAGCGAAGAACCAGAAATGGACATGGATAGCGAAGAAGGCGAAGGCGATATGGAAGATCGTATTGAAGACCTTGAAGACGCATTCAAAGAATTACAAGCTGAATTTGATGCAATGATGGACGGCGACGAAGCACCAGCAGACGACGAAGGCGACATGGATATGGATATGGACGCAGGCGACGAAGAAGATGACGAAGAAGGTGAAGAAGAGCCAGAAGAAGCAGTAGCATTTGAATCAGATGACGAAGAAGTTGAAGAAAAATCAAAAGAGCCAAAATCAGCAGGCGAAACAATGCGCGAGTATGTTGAAAAAGTGACTGCAAAAATGGGTGACACAGGTACTAATGGTACTAAATCAGCTGTTGCAGGCAAAAATGACATGGGTGGCACAGCAAGCAATATTGCACAAAGTGACACAGGCGATGTAGCAGAAGCTGGTGCAGGTTCAACTGTAAAAGGTTCAGCACTTAGTGACACAAGTGCAAAAGAAGATAACGCCGGTAACATTAATGTACCTGGCGGGAAAGCAGCGAAAGCAGGTAAAACTGAAGGAGCTGGACATGGCGCTGAGAAAAAAGGTAAGCCAGAAACTGCTGATAACAAAACCTCAGTTGTAGGCAAGTAATTAGCAAGGTTAAGGAATACTGAATGAAAAACTTACGAGAGCATTTGACATTTGACCAAGCTAATATAGTCGTCGAATCTACCAATGAAGGAAAAGACTTGTATATGAAAGGTATTTGTATACAAGGCGGAGTACGCAACGCTAATCAGCGTGTGTATCCTGTAAATGAGATTGGTAGGGCTGTCAAAACTCTCAACGATCAAATTAGCGGAGGTTACAGTGTTCTCGGCGAAGTGGATCATCCAGAAGGACTTAATATTAACTTAGATCGTGTATCGCATATGATTGAAAATATGTGGATGGACGAAGCAAACGGTTATGGAAAATTAAAAATTCTACCTACTCCAATGGGTAACTTAGTAAAAACTATGTTAGAAAGCGGAGTAAAACTTGGTGTTTCATCAAGAGGTAGTGGGAACGTTTCAGAAGATGGTAGCAATACTGTTTCTGATTTTGAAATAATCACCGTGGACGTTGTGGCTCAGCCCAGCGCCCCTGGTGCTTACCCAACACCAATTTACGAGCATCTAATGAATGCCCGTGGAGGGTATAAGGCATATGAATTGGCACAGGCGACTAAAGAAGACGCAAAGGCACAAAAGTATTTAAAAGAATCGCTGATTAACATAATCAGTCGACTCCAATAAAAGGAGACAATAAACATGTTGGATGCACTAAAAACTTTATTCGAAAACGACGTAGTTTCTGAAGAAGTGCGCAACGAAATTCAAGAAGCTTGGGAAGCGAAACTCAAAGAGAATCGCCAACAAGTTACTTCTGAACTCCGTGAAGAATTTGCAAAGAAATATGAACATGACAAAGGTGTTATGGTAGAGTCAATTGATAAACTACTAGAAGAACGCCTAAGTTCAGAACTTCAAGAATTTGCAGAAGATCGTAAACAGCTTGCAGAGGCCAAAGCAAAATATGCAGTAGCACAGCGTGAAAACGCTAAGTTACTTAAAGGTTTTGTTATGGAACAACTCAAAAAAGAAGTTGGCGAATTACACGAAGATCAAAAGTCAATGGCAGATAAATTTGCACAATTGGAAGAATTTGTAGTTGAAGCACTAGCTAAAGAACTTGGCGAGTTTTACGAAGACAAAAAAGATTTAGCCGAAACAAAAGTACGTTTAGTACGTGAAGCTAAAACTAAATTTGCAAAAGTTCAAAAGGACTTTATTGCTAAAAGTGCAGCTCTTGTATCAGAAACAGTTGGAAAAAATCTTAATAAAGAAATTGGACAACTTAAAGAAGATATTGAAGTGGCACGTAAAAACGATTTTGGTCGCAAACTGTTTGAAGCATTTGCATCAGAATATGCAGGAAGCTATCTAAATGAAAAATCTGAAACTGCAAAACTTATGAAAGTTTTAGCAACAAAAGATGCTCAGTTAGCAGAAGCAAAAACACTAGCGGTAAAAGCTAAGAAACTTGCAGAATCAACTAATAATGAAAAAGAAGCATTAATAGAATCTGCAAAGAGACAAGAAATTCTTAATGATCTAGTAGCACCATTGGGTAAAGATCAAAAAGAGATTATGACAGACTTACTGGAATCAGTTCAAACTAACAGACTACAATCTGCGTTTGACAAGTATCTACCGGCAGTTATTGACGGAAACACTCCAGCGAAGCGCAAGGCAACACTTACAGAAGGCAAAGAAATTACAGGCAACAGACAAGAACATAACGTTAGTTCAAAAGCAGACGCAAAAGACAACCTAGTTGACTTTAAGCGTTTAGCTGGATTAAATTAAGGAGAAAACCAATGTCAGAACTATTAGAAAGTCGCTGGCAGGATACAAAAACTGCACTTCTTGAAGGCCTACAAGGCAACAAGAAAGCCGTAATGGAAAGCACACTTGAAAATACCCGTAGGTATTTGTCAGAGAGTGCAACGGCTGGTGCAACTTCTGCCGGTAATGTAGCAACTCTTAACAGAGTTATCCTTCCAGTCATCAGACGTGTGATGCCAACCGTTATTGCTAACGAGTTAGTTGGTGTACAGCCTATGACAGGACCAGTGGGTCAGATCCACACACTACGTGTACGTTATGCTGATGATTTCAACAGCACAAACGGCACAGACGTAACAGCAGGCGATGAGGCACTAAGCCCATTCAAAATCGCTGAAGGTTATTCAGGTGATGCAGCAACTGACCGTGCGTCAGCAACAGCAGCACTAGAAGGCCAAGCTGGTAAGCGTATGAGCATCCAAATCCTCAAGCAAACAGTAGAAGCTAAGACACGTAAGTTGTCAGCTCGCTGGACATTTGAGGCAGCACAGGACGCTCAATCACAACACGGTATCGATGTTGAAGCAGAAATTATGGCTGCACTAGCACAAGAAATTACTGCTGAAATCGACCAAGAAGTACTAGGCTCACTAAGCTCACTAGCTGGTGCAGCAGTTGAAACTTACAACCAAGCGGCTGTAAGTGGTACAGCTACTTTCGTTGGTGACGAACACGCAGCACTTGCTGTTCAAATCAACAGAGTTAGCAACTTAATTGCACAGCGTACAAGACGTGGTGCTGGTAACTGGGCAGTTGTTTCGCCATTCGCGTTAACAATCCTACAGTCAGCAACTACTTCAGCGTTCGCTCGTACAACTGAAGGTACTTTTGAAGCTCCAACTAACACTAAGATGGTTGGTACTTTGAACAACGCAATGAAAGTATATGTTAACACATATGCTAACGATGCAACACCAGTACTAATTGGTTACAAAGGTTCAAGCGAATCAGATGCGGCAGCATTCTATTGCCCATACATTCCGCTAATGAGCTCAGGAACAGTACTTGACCCAGCGACATTTGAACCAGTAGTTAGCTTCATGACCAGATACGGTTATGTTGAACTAACAAATACTGCTTCATCGCTTGGTAATGCAGCTGATTACCTAGGTAAAGTAGCTATTACTAACGCTAACGTTAGCTTTAGCTAAGTTTTACTTAGATATACCTATTAAAATAGGCCCTCCGGGGCCTATTTTTTTGACTAAATAATAGTACGTTCAGCCCAACGGCCGGAAGTAGCATATTGCGAAGGAACGCACTTTAACTTTAACTAGGAGAAGTGTATGAGTATCTATACCCTTTGGTGCTACAAAAGACTAATCAAACAGCACCACATCAAAAAAATAAATGACATTTTTTTAAAAAAAATGTATTTTTCTGGTTGACATTTTATTTAAAGATGTTATATTAATAACATAAGCAACAAAGACTTAGCTAGTCGATGTTTATAGTGCAAGGAAGAGGCGTTTACCAGAGCGTCGAACTTGGCAAGTTAGGGGTGGTACCCAGGCATGGTAGTAGAAATACGCTGTGTCACATTGCTCTACCGAGCGGAACTTGGCTCCCTGGTTTCAGAATGGTATCTGCGGCGAGGGGTTGGAGGTGTAACCAAGTCCTCCCTATTTTGCTTATTCTTAAAGCCCTAGCATTTATTTGTTAGGGCTTTTCTCTCTTTTGATAAATACATATGTCAAATATAGGTGCTTGGTAAAACAAGACTTATGCGGAAATCCACCGCGTAGACCCTAGAACGGCAATGATTAAACAAAGGAGAAAATCATGGGAAGACCACTTAATAAGAGATATTTCGGTAGCCTTGCAACAGCAGACCAACGTGCAGCAGGTACTGAAACACAAGAAAACATTCGTGTAGAAGCAAACCTAAATACAACTGGTATTGTTGATGATGCATTTATTGTTAGACAAAAAGGTTCTAACAAATTTATTTTACGTAATGCCGCAGGCGATGCTAATTCAGAAACTATTTGTAGATTTGTTAATAAAGCAACTGCATCATTAGCTTTAGGTGAAATGGTACTGTTTGGTTCAGACGGAACTGGAAATAGAATTCCTCTAAAAAAGATTACTGGTCATAAAGCAACTGACTATGATAATAATCAATACACTTGGGAAGTACAAGACGACTCAACTGAAACAATTATTATTCTAACAGCAATCTAATATAATGGGAGCTTCGTGCTCCCACTTTTAGGAAACAACAATGCCAAAAATATTAAGAACCACTGATACAGATTTTAGAATTATAACAGCAAACAATGGCCAAATAATTCTAGATACAACTAACGCTACTGATGATGGTAGTGGTGAAGTTATTGTTCGTGGCGATTTAGTTGTAAGCGGCGGCACTACTACAGTAGAATCAACAATTACAACTATTAACGATAGCATTATTGTACTGGCTGCAGGCAATGATCAAAATGGCTTGCCTGGAGTAGGTTTAGATAGGCCATTTAGTGCAGGTATTGAAGTTGAAAGAGGCGATTTACCTAATGCACGTTGGGTATATGACGATAGTATCGGATGGGATCTAGGCGGTGATACTGGAATCGGATCATGGCTAGGAACACAAGGAACAATAGGTAACGAAACTGTATTACCGATATACACAAATGGTATTTTGTCCTCCGGTGTTTTATATTCAAATGCAACTGTTATATCAGTTACAGGCACTTCTGACTATGAAGAAGAAGTTTTGAGATATGAAAATGGTGTTATAACACCTGATCCGATTACAGGATTAGTGGTATTAGATGACGATCATATCCCTAACGCAAAAGCAGTTAAGGATCTAATAGATTACAGTAGTCAGATTACGTCAATTGATAACATAAGTGAAGATACTTCAAAAGTAGAAGTAATTGATAAGAACACTAGAATATTAGCAGTTACTACTGCTGGCGCTACTACAACCTTAAAAACTCTTAATCCACACGGGTTTGCAGTTAATGATGTTGTTGATATTAAAGGTACACAAACGTCTCCGACAGACTTAATAATAGCAGGACTTACAGGAATATACAACATTGTTAGTGTTCCATCACCGACAACATTTGAAATTGATTTAAGCACTGTAGGGGGCGATCCTGCAAAGTATGTTTCTAATAGTGCATTTACAGATCCGGGACCGAACAACGAATCAACAGTGCAAGTTACTGTAGAAAATCAAGTAGTTGCAAATTTCTATGATAATAGAGTAAACTTATCTGGTATAGAAATTAGAGGAACACAAATATCTATTACAGATAGTAATGAAGATCTAGTTATTTCTGCAAACGGCGCCGGTACAGTTAAAATTAATGATACTATTGAAATTCCAACAACACCGGGAGATGATGACGGAGTTATAGATCCTGGAGCACCTACTGATGGAGTTAAAATTTATTCAAAATCACCATCAACTGGCAGCTCTGGAATATTTTTCATTAATCAAAATAATATAAGAGACGAAGTTATAAGTAAAAATAGAGCATTGCTTTACGGTATGCTTTTTTAAGGAACAAAACATGGCAATAACAAACGCACAATTAACAGACACGCAATTAGATTTACTAGAAGTTCCTGCAGGAAAAACATATGCAATAACAAATATAATTGTGTGTAATACATACAGTCCTTCAGGCGCTTCGCCTGAAAATGAAACAGCAAATTTTGATATGCATTTACTACAAAGCGGACAAGCATTAAGTAATGCAGTTACTAGTGTAGTAAGAGAACTAAGTTTGCCAGCAGGCGAAACATTTACATTTGATTCAGAAAGAATAGTTCTTGAAGCAGGTGATAAATTAAGTTTTGTTGCTGGTCCTGATATAGGAAGTGGAAATACAAATTTATCTGCAATGGTAAGTTATTTGGAAGTGTAATATGAGATTATTAAAGGCACAAAACACTAACCTGCGTAATATTTACGGCAAAGGAGTAAAGTACGATGTCAATGATCAAGTGATCATGGATAGTACTAATACTGTGCTAATACCTAAAGGCACTACAGCTGAAAGACCTTCTTCTCCAATCAATGGCCACATGCGTTACAATACTGATGACGATAGATTTGAAATATATGAACAATTAGCATGGTACGGTGTACGACTAGCTGCACCGTCTAGTAGTGCTCCAATACACCAACAAAATTTAGGAAACGGTGACGGTGTAATTACATTATTTGGACCGCTAGATAGCCAAGATACTAATCCTTTATATGCCGCTCCAGCAGCAGCAGTTAATGTGTTAGTTCTTGTAGAAAACGTATTCCAAGTTTCTACAACTAACTATACATTAGAACAAAATCCAAGTTCAACAGGAACAGGTCAAGAAGTTGAATCTGGAAACTTTGTTATAAGCACAGAATATATAATTACTGCAACCGGCTCAACAGACTTTGTTAGCGAACACGGTGCAGCAGACAATAATCCTGGAACTGTATTTACAGCAGCAAGTGCAGGAACACCAGACGCTACAGGATTAGCAAGACCGACTGGATATTACTTAGAATTTACAAGTGCTCCGGATCTTGCAAAACCCGTTACAGCTATACATAACTTCGATAAGTAAATTCAATAAATACTGTGTCAAGGAGATTATGAGTGGCACAAGTAGGTAGAATATCCGGTCCTTTATTACAAGCAAATCTGTTAAGAGACGGCAGACCAAGCGGTTCGCCTGAGAATAATCTTGCATTTCGTAATACATTAAATGATACACAACTGTTATTCCTAGATGTTAACAACGGTTATGTAGGTGTTAATACAGGCACTCCCTCTCAACAATTAGATATAAACGGCACAATGAAAATGACGGATCTTACAACAGGTCCTAGTACAGTTGACGGGTTTAGTGTAAGTAACGGAAAATTTGAAGCAATAGGTAACATATTTTTAAATGCGGCAGAAGTAATTAAAATGCCTACATTAGAAAATGGAACACTAAGAATTAATGACAATAACATTATTTCTATTGCTTCGTCGTCAGATATTGATATTAGTGCAAACGGTACAGGTAATGTTAACATTAATTCAAATTTAAATGTTACAGGAAATTTATCAGCAACTGGAAATATCACACTTGACGGAACTATAAATTTTGGAGATACAGTAACCCAAGACACTGTAGATTTTGAAGCAGATGTAAACAGCGATATTATACCAGATCAAAATCATACATATAACTTAGGTAGACAAGATAAAAGATGGAACTATCTCTATACTAATTTAGTAAATGGTGAGCAACTTACAGCAGAAAATTTTAGTGTAGGTGGTATAAACTTTAGTGCTAAACAAGGAAATATTTTTTATGTTGCCCAAAATGGAACTGATGCTAATGATGGCAATCATCCTCAATCACCGGTACCAAGTATACGTAGAGCATTAGAACTAGTAGATGCAAGCATAGGTGGCCCAGTAGCAATCTATGTATTTGCTGGTGATTATGAAGAAGAAACTCCATTAGTAGTACCTCCTAATGTAACAATTGTTGGAGCAGATCTACGAAATACTGTAGTTTTTCCTACTTCATACACACTGAGTGAAGATGTATTCCACCTTAATGGCGAAACAACAATACAAAACTTAACTATAAAAAATTTCTATTATGACGATAATAAAGGATATGCCTTTCGTTTCGCACCAGATGGAGTTATAAGTTCTAGAAGTCCGTACATACAAAATGTAACAGTAATTACCCAAGGTACAACTACAAGTGCAAGCGATCCTAGAGGATTTGAAAGTGGAGATGCAGGTAAAGGTGCATATATTGATGGTGCAGAATTAAACTCAGCAAGTATTGAAGCAAGTATGCTTTTCCACAGTTGTACATTTATTACACCTGGAGTTGATGCTATTACAATGACCAATGGTGTAAGAGTAGAATGGTTAAACTCATTTACATACTTTGCTAACAGAGGTTTATATGCTTTTAACAATAGTACCGGCAGAATTTTACAAGATGGAAGCACATTAGGATATGGTGCAGAATTACGATCAATAGGGTCAGCAAGTGTATATGGAAACTACGGAGCTGTTGCTGATGGTGACGACTGTTTAATGTATCTAATACAACATAATTTTGGATATGTTGGTGCTGGAAAATTTGTAGATAATGATAAAAGTAGAGCTTTACAAGTCCAAGAAGTTGTTGAAGAAAACAACGGTAAAATATATTATGTAACAACAGACCATACTGGTAATTATAGGGTAGGCGATAATTTTGTAATTGACTTTGAAACTGGAGGAACTAGTATTGATTTATCTAGTCTAACAGCCGATTCGCTGAATGGTATTATAGTAACTACAGATAATAATATTACAACAATTCGTGGTGACAAAATTGAAACAGGAAATATTAGAATTTCTGACAATACAATTAGAACTCTTTCAGGAGATCTAACATTAAATGCTGCTACTAATATTATTAACTTAACAAACAATACAAACATAAGTGAAAACTTAGATATTACAGGAAATTTATCTTTTGACGGCAGTTTAAATTTACTAGGTAATCAAATTACAGATACTTTAACATTCAATGTAGATTTTGATCAAAACTTTAATCCTAATCAAACTTTATCATTTAACCTTGGCAGTCCGTCAAAGAATTGGCTAGTTGCTCATTTATCTAGATTAGAATCGGGAGATATATCAATTTATGATAATGTAATTGAAACTAATGTTTCTAATGCTGATTTAGAATTTAGAGCAAGCGGCACTGGTAAGGTTGTATTGCCTACTAATGCTGTAATTTCAAATGCATTAACAGTAGTAGGAACATCAACTTTACAAGACTTAGTTTTGAATGGTGCACTTAATTTTACAGGTAATACTAATATAACAGGAAATACACTTGTTACAAAAAATATTACAGTAAGCGAGCAATTAGTTGTTGGAGCAAAAGCTCAATTTGAAGAAATACTTGTTGATGACAATTTTATCACAACTACAACATCTAATTCAGATTTAGAATTACGTGCAGCAGGTACTGGAAATATACTAGTACCTAATGCCGATGCTGTTATTACAAATAATTTACAAGTATCTAATGATACCTTCCTAAGCGATGTAAACAATAGTCAACAAGTATCTGCAATAGAATTTAATAATGGTACTATTAGTATAACTGGCAATGAAATTTTAACAGTAGTGTCAAATGCTGATCTTGATTTAGTAGCTAATAATATAGTTAGATTTGAAGATAACACATCTTTAGGAAATGATTTAACAATTAACGGCGACTCATCAGTACAATCATTAACTATTAATGGTATATTAAATCAAACAGGTAATAGAAATCAAACAGGTAACTATACACAAAGTGGCGAACTACAAGTAGATAATGTTTATGTTGAAGATAACTTTATAACTACTCTAGAATCTAACAGCAATTTAGACTTACGTGCAACCGGCAATGTTAGTTTTGATAGTAACAACGTTGAGATAGCACAAGATTTAACTGTAAGTGGTGTAACTAGTTTGCAAGGTACAACGATAACTGGCACAGTAACACATGTCGGTGATAGAACACAAACTGGAAACTTAGATGTTGCTGGAGAGATATCAAATGGCAATATACTAATTGAAGACAACTTTATTTCTACTACAAGTTCAAATAGTGACTTAGAATTACGTGCTAATGGCACAGGCGAAGTTGTAAT